AGGATTAATATGATAGTACAAATTAAATTACATGAACAACAAATATCTAGAATAGTAGAGATGACTAAAATTCTATATCAAGATATTATTATAGATGTTTATTATGATGAAAAGGATTCTATATTCTTAATTCAGCAAAAAGACAATAATAATAATAGAATTCATTGGTATGAATTATTGATAAATCATTTAGTTCCAGGTATTTATATGTTTGGTTTAGAAGAATTTTGTCTTAATATTGAATGTTGGTTAGAAAATAAACAATCTACTCATTTAGTTGATATTGTTTATGAAAGATTTGAACAACACATTAAAAGAATTATAGAAAAAACATGATAACAACAATAATTATTATTTTTTTACTATTATTTATTATTCATATATTTGAAATAACTTTTGTTGAAGGTTGGGACGGATATTATATTGTCTGGTACAAAAAATATGAAAGTCCCAATGGAATAATGAAAATAAAATATAGTAAAAGAATTAAAAAATTCAAAGAATGAGGCAGATTAAACTTACTAAAATAGAAGATTTTACTAATGGTGAACATAAAAATAATATAAATAAAGGTTATACTAAAAAAGGGTTAGAATTAAAATTACCTACTATAGGAGAACCTTATATATTAGAAAGTAGAAAATATTTTAGTACTAGTAAAGTACTTGAAATATTAGATGATACTACTTTTAAAACAATAAACTCTATTTATAAAATTGAAGTTTTAGATCATTTAACAATAAAAGAATTTTTTCAAGATTAAATTATGAAACCTAATTGCAATTATTGTTTTGATGAATTAATAGTTTATGCTGGACCTAAAAAAGGTTACATAGATTGTCCTAAATGTACAATAAAAATTAAAAACAATGTTAATACAAATAGAGACAGAAAATCTAATAAAAGAGAAGATAACACCAAATGATTACATTATTCTAAAACTCTTATTTGAAAATCAATATTCTACTTTACAAAAATTATTTCCTGTTACATCTACATTAACTGATAACTTAAAAATATTAGAATATGAAAGTTATTTAAAAATGACTGTAGATGAATTAGATTGGACTAAGATTAGTACTCAAATATTTTTAAGACAAAAAACTATAGATTTATTTATAGTTAAAAAATCTGCTTTTCTTACTTGGTGGAATATGTATCCAACTAAAGTAGGTATAGGTAATAATGTTAGAGTATTAAAAACTTTTGATGCTGATACTAATTTAGGTAGAAAATGTAAACAGAAATTTGATAGAATTACTAATAATGATCCTATCAAAGAAAATCAATTAATAAAAGGCTTAGAGATTGAGTTAGAGATTAAAAAGAAGTCTAATAGTATGCAATATATGCAACTAGTAGATGTCTGGTTAAATCAAGAAACTTATCAAAAGTATATTCATTTAATTGATCAACCTATTGAGAATGATAATGAAAGAACAGATGCTGTATGAGTGAATTAAAGAAAAGAATAAGTGATGGTTTAGATGGTAAATTTGAAGGTTTATCAATAGGATTACCTAAGTTATCTACTTTTATTTTTGGTATTCAAAGAAGTACTATAGGACTAATAGGTGCAGGTAGCGGTGTAGGTAAATCTACTTTACTTGATTTTATTATTCTTAATGCTTTAGAAGATGCTGAAAATAAAGGTATAACTTTAAATGTATTTTATAATTCTTTTGAGATAGACAAATTAACTAAAATGTGTAATTGGCTATCTGTAAGAATTTATGATAAATATCAAATTATTATACCACCAGAAGTTATTAAGGGTTTTGGTAAACATAGATTAACAGAAAGTCAACAAGAATTAGTTAATTCAGAAATTGATTATATAGAAGGATTATTTAATAAAATACACTTTAATTTTAAACCAGAGAATCCTACAGGTCTTTATAAAAGATGCTGGAAATTTATGGAATCTAGAGGTGAATTTATTAAACAAACTTATATAGATGATAACAATGAAGAGAAAACTAAAATTATTGGTTTTAAGGCTAATAGCCCAAATGAGTATAATCTTATGGTTACTGACCATTTATACCTTTTAAAAAAAGAAAGAGAGATGGATACTAAAAGAACTATTGATAAATTTAGTGAATATCAAGTAGAATTAGCCAGATTATTTGGCTTCAGTTTTATTAATTTACAACAGTTTAATCAAGGTTTAAGTTCAGTAGATAGAGTTAAGTTTAAAGGTGTTGATTTAGCTCCACAACAATCAGATTTTAGAGATTCTACTAATCCGTTTAGTGATAGTGATTGGGTTATAGGTTTAATGAATCCTTATAAATTAGATATGGATAATTGTCTAGGTTATAATATATCTAAACTTAAAGCTAGAATGATATTACTTAAACTAATTAAGAATAGATTATCTAAAGACAATGTGGGTATAGGTTTATTTTCAACATTTGCAGCTGGTAGTTTTGAAGAATTACCTAAATCAGATATTATTAAATATGAAGACTATCAATAATTTACCTGAATTATGGTCTATAAAAATTACAGAAACTAATTTAAAAGTTTTAAATGATTGGAGATTCATAAAAGGAGCTTTAAAATCTGAACATACAGGGGGTTATTTATTAAATTTTTATAGTTCTCATACAGGTTTTTATGTTTCTAAAAGTTCATTTATTAAATATAAAAAAAAAATATCCTTTAATTGAATATGAAGATTTTGAAAAATTTGTATTATTTAAAGATTCAGTAATTAATATGAAATATTTAATAAAATTATTTAAAAAATATAATATAAAATAATGTTTAAAAAAGATGATTATTTAGTAATAACTATAGATACAAAAAGTAAATGTTTTTTAAAAAATCATGTTTATAAACAATATGTAGATAGTAAATATATACAAGTTTATAAAGATAGTGAATTAGAAGAAAATGGTGCTAATTATTTAGATTTTAAATTTAAAGCCAAATGGAGGTACGCTTTTCCAGATGAAATTTTAGCTTATGATGAAGCTGATCAACCAATAGATATTAAAACAATAAAAAAAGAAAGAAAAATGAATAAATTAATGTTAAATGAGCTAGAAAAAACCTATAATAATTTGATTTTACGAAGAAAAACAGTACCTTTGTTTATGTCAAATCCAGGTTTAGGTAAAACTACAACAATACATCAATTTCTAGATGATTTAAATGAATCTAATAAAACTAATAAAGATTGGGTTCCTAAAAAGATGTTAAAAATTACTTTAAGTCAAAGGATGCCAAATGAGGTAGTAGGTATGATGATGCCTAATATTAAAACTGGTAAACTAGAAGTATTTGATAGTTATGAGTTAAATAATTTAAATGATGGAGATATTTTGTTTATTGACGAGGTATTTAATGGTACTTTAAAACAAACTTTAGATGCGTTCTTAAATTTATTAGAAGATAGAAGTTTACCTTCAGGTAAAAAGATGGCTGATATTATGATTGTAGCAGCTTCTAACCCACAAGGATTAATAAATCTAACTCCTCAAATTAAAGAAAGATTTGTTAAAATAGATCTTAAATTTAATTCTGAAGAGTATCAAGCTTATTTAAAACAAGTATTTGCTATGCCAGAAAATCTGTCTTCACTTATTTGTACTTTAGTTAATAAAGAAAAATTTGATGCTGATCAGTGGAATTATTTTTCACCTAGAAGTATTGAGAAAGCTTTAAACAGAATAGGTTTAGAATTACAAACTACTTATGATGATTTATTAATGCCTATCTTAACTAAAGAAATAGAGATGCCAATGGACTCAATAGATCTTAATTGTAAGAAAGGAGATAAAATACCTTATTTAAGTTTGTTAAAACTTTTTACTAGAAAGAAAAATGAGTTAGCAAGTAATGGAATTAAACTAGTTGAAAAAAAGACTAGAAAGAAAAAAGAGGTAATACCTCAAGAAGAAATAATGAGTTAATATTAATAATTATATAAATGATACAAAAAATCACAAGTAAAAGAGTAGAATTACCTGTAATTTATTTGGTAGAAAATGAGGAAGATTTTAATACTCTTCCAAAAGGTTTGCCTTATATTATAGGTACTGAGTCTGAATTACCTTTTATTAGGACTTATTTAGAATTTCAAGTATTATTTAAATCTTGTAGTAGAACAAATTTAGCTATTAATTGGCTAACTTGTTTAGAAAAATTAGGTTACAAGAATTTAAGAAAATACAGTTTACAATCAGGAGGCACTTATATAGGAGCTTGTTCTGGAAAAGGTTCAGATATTGATATAGACACTTTTGTGGAAGATCAATATTTAGTTAATTTTGATAAATTAGCTGAATTAAAAGTTTTACCTGTATGGTTAGATGATTTAAGAGCTGCTGTTGAAACTAATATTATTCAAGAGGTAACTTTTGATCCTACAGCGTTTAATAGACAGTTAGGATTAAATGTAGGTGCTGCTGGAGTTAAGAGTAATAAAAGAAATTTATTAATTCTTGATGTATCTGGTAGTATGCCTAGAGGTGTAGTTAAAACTATTACTAATTTAGCTAAATTGATGTCTAAAAGATTTTATGCAGATATTATGCTAACTAGTGGTAAAACTATTCTTATTGATTATGATGATGTACCTAAATCTGATATTATTCAATTAGCTATTGAATCAGGTAATGGTAATGAAGGTTTTATGTACAGAGCTATTGTAAAACAATTTAAAGAATATGGTACTGTTATCTCATTTGGTGATGATGATAATCCAGGATGTTATTCTTCAGGTAAAGAAGAATGTAATTTTAAAGTAGATACTTTATATTCTTTACATACTAATGGTAATAGAACTTCAAATGTTACCGGATATGCTAAATGGTTAACGCCTAATAAAACGCATATTGTAAAAGATTGGATTAATACAATCGCATAATTAATTAAGAGATGTTATAAAAACAACCATGAAAGAATAAATAAATAAATAAATTAATAATTTTTAAACAAAAAAACATGAACACATTTTTAAAATTAGACGGAGTTAAGTTAAATGCAGCAGGTTATTTAGTAACAGTTGATGGTGAAAAACCAGTAAATCACACAGCATTTGTACAAGAGCAAAATCAAGCTGAATTTGCTGTAAGAGTAGCTGAAGCTATTAAAGGTAAAAATCTTAAACATTCAAAAGTTACAAGCTTAGAACAAATTATGGCTGAAGTACATAGAGATATGAATACTACTGTAGTTACTTCTTATGTTGCAGCTCCAACTGAACCTGAAAGAAAATTAACTAAACAATTAGCTGATGAAGCTTTAGAATTTGTTAGTTTTCAAGATAAAAAATCTGATGTTGCTGAAATTAATAAAATTATGCAACAGTATAATACTATTAATGCTATTGAGCAAGTAGGTGATTATTTTTATGAAGGTTTAGTTAAGATGAATCAAATTAAACTTTATAATATTGCTGAAATTCAAGCAGCAGTAACAGCTATTCAAACAGCTACTTCTAACAAATAATAATTAATATTAACTTTAAAGCCTGGCATTAACTTGTCAGGCTTTTTTTACATAAAATAATGGAAGAACACTTTAATAATGTTATAGACATTTTAAAAAAACAAGATATTGACGCTTGTATTACAGGTTCTTGTATGTTAGGATTTAATCCTGAATGGAATCAAGACATAGATGTATTTTGTTATGATAAACCAAGTTTTAATAAGTTATTATTTTATATGTTTTACAATGAGTTATTTATAATAGATGATTCTTTAGAACAACATAAATTTAATGAGTATATTAATAATGATAAATCTTCTTTAGATTCTATAGGATTAATTACTATTAAATTTAAATATAATTTACTAATAGATGTAAATATTATCTATAAGAAATTTCAAAATAATATATTTGATGTATTATCTAATTTTGATTTAGATTTAATAACTACTGGTCATGATATTAAAACAGGTAAACAATTTTCATTAAGAGAGTCTACAGGACTAGAAGGTACTTGGAATAGATGGAATAAATCTTTTTATAAAACTGATATCTGGAGTACTAAAAGATTACTAAGACAATTTGAAAGAGTTGTAAAATATACTCATAGAGGGTATAACTTAGATTCTGTTACAGATAAATATATATCTATAGTAGAAGAAATTCTTAAAACAGAAAACTTTTATAAAACAGAAAAAGGTACTAAGTTTTATACAGATACTATTCAACAATTTGAAATAGTACTAAAAATATTAAAAATTTGGAGAGTAGAACATGTTATGAGTCCTGAACAAATATTAATATTAAAAACTTTAATATAATGTTACCTGAAAAATGGATATTAACAGTTCAAAATAGCAAAAAAGATTTTATAGAAACATTTAAAAAATTAAAAATAAAATAATGAGTGAATTAGACAAATTATTTAAAGCATTACAAGAAATGCGATCAGAATCAAGCTCAATACCAAATTCAAAAGATGTTTGGGCAGCTATTGGTTCAAGAGATTTTACGGCAGCAGGATTTGCCAATGAAGAAGAAGCTATAGCTTGGATAGAAAATAACCCATATTCAAATTTATAAAATATGATACAAGAATTTATAAAAAATAATAGTCTTTCTTTAGAACCAGGAAGTAGAAATTCTACAATCACAACTTTAATAGGTTATGCTCAACATAAAGATCTATCTAAAGCTGATTTAGAAAAAGAGTTGGAAACAGAAATCAATAATGATTCATTTATTCAAGAAGAAATTGATAGATTATGGATTTATTGTGCAAGTAATAATTATAAAGCTTATTGGTCAATGCCTCAAGCAAGTAACCAATGGAAATTTTAATAAGGTAATATGAAAACATTCCTTCTTAAAAACGGTCATCCTACTATTAAATGGTCAATGGTTCCTGATAATTGTTTTTTTGAAGGAACTATTCCTCCAGGATATGATTTAGCTGTGTGTCCTACAGATGAAAAACAAGTAATCTTAGACGTTGATTGTAAAAATGGTAAAGATGGTTATAGCAATATTCCTCATTTAATAATGATAGAATTACAAGATACTTTTGGTTATAAAACTAAATCTGGTGGAGCTCATTATTTTATGAATTATACTGGCAATAAATTATTATTAAATACTAGTACTCAATTAGGATTAGATTTAAGAATAGGTAAAAATAAAACTACAGGTAATAATGGTGGCTATGTTAAATATAATCATACTGAAGATATTAGAAAATGTATGCACCTTATTAAACCTACATCTAATAATATGAATGTATGGTTAGAAAAATTATTTACTGGAGTTAATAATTTAAAAATATAGTATAAAATGAAAGAATATCCTTTATTATTTAAAAAAGGTGATTATGTAGTATTATTATCTACTTGTACTGGAGAAGATATATGGAATTATTCTATGCCTATTAATTATGTTTATAAATTAAGAGAAGATTGTTATAAAAATTCTTTTCATGTAGAAAAAGATGTACAAACAAATTCAACAAATGGATGGTCTTGTAGTACTTTAAATTCTCTTTTAAATAAATTAAAATTTAGATTAGCTACTGCTGAAGAAATACATATATACAATTTTAATGATAGACCTTTTCCTATATCTGATTTAATAAATTATAAAAAACCAGATATTACTTATTTAATAAGCTTATTTAAAAAATATAACATAAAATGATAGAAGAAAAAATTATTTGTAAAAATGTAACTAGTGGTAAATGTTGTGGAAATTGGAATGAGTTTGGTATTTGTAAATTAACTATTCCACCAACTACTTTACAACCTTGTCAAGCACATGATAAAGAAACTGAAAAGGATGAAAATATTTGGAATAAAGAAAAAGTAAAATTTAATTTAGACCATATTACAGGTAAAGATGAAAATTCAGCTACTAAATTTGATACTGGTAAACCTAGTTTTACTAGTATTCCACAATTAGCTTTATTAGAAGTAGCAAAAGGATTTACTATTGGTAAAGACAAATATGGTCAATTTAATTACAGTAAACCAATGAAATTAACAAGATACTTAGATGCTTTAGGAAGACACAATAATCAATTTTTATGTAGACAAGATATTGATGAAAGTGGTGTACATCATTTAGCACTAATAGCTTGTAATGCTTTAATGGCTTTAGACAGTATATTAACTGGTAAAGCAGAAGACGATAGAAATATTAATTATAAATAAATATATGACAAATTTAGAAAAAATTGATCTTTTGTTAAAATTAACAGAAGCAAAAATCTCTCTTCCTAAAATTAGTTTAGTTAGAGAAAGAGGACAAGACGGTAGAATGACTGATGTACCTAAAATTACAGGTGGTATAGAAGTAAGTTTATTTGGTGAGCAAGATTTAATGTTGTTTAGAACAATGCTTCAAAAAGAAGTTAAAGAATTATTACCTTTTGAATCTTCAAAAAAAGAAAATCCAGCTCAGTTAGCAATGGATTTAGAAACAGAAACTGATCACCAAACAACACAAGGATAATGGTAAGAGATTATTATAAAGTATTATTAGTCGGTCAATCAGGTAAGGGTAAAACTTTTTCTTTTAGAAATATGAATCCTGAAACTACTGGATTTGTAAATGTAGAAGATAAACCTTTACCATTTAAAAACAAATTTAAAAATCATGCAAGACCTAAAAATACTATAGAAGCTAAAACAGCTCTAAAAAAATATGCTGATGATCCTACAATTACAGCTATTTGTTTAGACAGTTTAAGTGCTTATATGGATATGCTTTTAGGTGAATGTAGAGCAACTAAAAAAGGTTTTGAGATATGGGGAGCTTATAATGAGGAAATTGGTAAATTTCTTAATTATATTAAATCTATTCAAAAAGAAGTATTTATTACAGCGCATTATGAAGTTTTAGGTATAGAAGGTAATCAAGAAAAGCGTGTTAAAGTTAAGGGTGAAAGTTTGCCCTTGTAAAAGTGGTTTAATTGCTGGAATATCTTAAAGTTTTTGACACTACAACATAATTTGAAAAAATAAGTGTGAAAGTTTGAAAAGTCAAAGGATAAGAGTATATTTGTAAAATGATACAAAATACTTACAATAGACAATCAGCAGCCAAGCCTCTGTCAAATGAGGAAGGTTCAACGACTATCCCGGAAGGGAGTACTGGTAGTAATACTGGGAAAAAGCCACTATATTTAAATGTTATTTATAAAATAACAAATATAATTAATAATAAAATTTACATTGGTTCAGCCTCTTTTTATGATAAAAGAAAAGGAACTCATATTTCTAGATTAAGAAATAATACTCACAAAAATAGATATTTACAATCTTCTTATAATAAACATGGAGAAAATAATTTTAAATTTGAAATTATTGAATATGTTAATTCACAAAGACAATTATTAAATAGAGAACAATACTGGTTAGATTTAACTGAATGTTATAATAGAAATATAGGTTATAATATTTCAAAAACAGCAGGTTCTAATTTAGGTAATAAAATGTCTGAAGAAAGTAAAAAGAAAATAGGTGATTTTTGGAGAGGTAAAAAATTTAGTAAAGAAAGAATAGAGCAATTAAAAAAAGATAGAACTTTAGAACAAGGAAAAGCAGTTAATGTTTTTGATAATGATATGAATTTATTATATACTTTTGAAAGTATGTCAGAAACATCAAGAAAATTATCTGTTTCTATTGCCTCTATTTCTAGACAATGTAAAAAAGGTTTTAATACTAAAAAAGTTAATTATATTTTTAGATATAAAGATATAGTCTAGTCTTTATGGAAACATAAAGTTAATATAAACGAAAGAGTGGGAAGGTGTAATTGAGAAAGAATTTACTATTGTTCTTTATGCTGATAATAAATTTAATGATAAAGGATTACCTGAATATCATTTAAATGCAGTACAAGAAGATACTTCAGCTAAATGTCCTCCAGATTTATTAGGAGAAGGTATTACAAAAATAAATAATGATTGTAATATGATATTAGAAAAAATAATAGAATTTACAAAATAGTAACAAATAAAAATATATAATATGCAAGTAAGAAAGCAAGAAGAAATTCAAGAAGTACTAAGATTTACAGGAATGTGCCCTTTTCAGATAGTGGCTTTAAATCCATCATTAGAAGAATTAAAAGCAATAGGTGTAAATTATATTCAAAATGAACCTACTTATGTTACTGATAAAGATGGAGTAATAGGTTTACGTTTAGATTTCTGGATTAAAAATTCAGTTGGAGAAGATTATGTAGCATTAGATGGTACTATTCAAAATAGTGGGCCAATTATTGATAAAGTAAGTTATTTTATTGATAATAATATTACTAAAGCTAGTACAGGTAAAGTTAAAGTTATGAATGATTTACTACAAAATTCTTGGAGTGATTCTATTGAAACTTTAGTTGAGAATGAGAAAATGCACTGGTTTAGCAAAAATCATAATTTGAGATTAGCTAAGAATGGTGAGGTAGAAATTTTAACTTTATTCCAAAAACTATTGAATTTAGTATTAGGATACAAAGATACTGTAGGTGATGAAGTTAAATTTACAACTCCTTGGAAAGATATTGTAGCTGGTAATTTGAAAGAATTAAGAGGTTACATTCAAATGGCTTTGAAAGAAGGTAATGGTTTAACTTTTAACAGAGGTGTTGTTAATAAAGATGGTAAATTGTATAATGCAACTTACACTAAATATTTCCAATCTTCTAAAAATAAGAAAACTACTTATATGGAAAAAGCTCTTATTGAGCAAGAATTTAAAGCTGATTATCAAGGTAGTTTGAAGTTTCAACTTTATACTGGAACTAGTATTCCTACTCCAAGTAAAGCTGAAGCAGTTACTGAAGAAAATTCATTACCATTTTAATAATCAATAAGTTATAAAATAATTAGGTACAACACAATTAAACTTCTGTGAAGTGTTGCTAAGTTTATTCCAGGTGATTTAGTTTATTGAGTGAAGGTGAAAGTCCTTTCTTGAACTTACAAATCTATAAACAAAGCCTAATTATTTTTTATTATTATGAAAGCAAGGACTCAATTAACATACGAAGATATAACATCTAAAATAGATGAAGAATCTTTATTTAGATATTATACAAAATTTGAAAATATAAATCATAAATTTTGTTGTCCTGTACATGATGATAAAACTCCTAGCTGTAAAATATTTTTAAATAGTCCTTTGATATATAAATGTTTTGGCTGTGGAAGTACTGGTACTATTATTCAAGTAATTACTACTAGATATAATTGTACTTATCATGAAGCTTTACAAATAATAGCTAATGATTTTAATATTGAAAATACTTTTATCAATAAAAATAGTGTAGGATTTATTTTACAAGAAAATCATGTAAAAAAGATTAATAATACTTTAATTAAAGTACGATATACTAATTGGAATAGTAAGTTATTAGAATATTGGAATCAGTATTCTATTAGCTTAAAAACACTAGAAAAATACAACATTAAACCAATAGATTATTACTGGATTAACTATAGCAGATTTAAAACTAATTTTGGTTTTGCTTATAGTGTTAATAACAAGTTTAAAATATTGCAACCTAATGATGAAGATTTTAAATGGACTAGCAATTGTACAATAGAAAATATACAAGGTTTTATGCAATTAGAACCAAGTAATTTACTTATAATAACTTCATCTTTAAAAGATGTAGCTTGTTTAAATGAAAGATTTAATTTACAATGTATAGCTCCTTCTAGTGAGAATAGTTATTTACCAGAGGGGAAAATTGCCTGGTTAAAAAATAATTATAAAAAAATTATTGTCTATTTTAATAATGATAAAGCTGGTATTGCAGCCAGTAAAGATTATAAAGAGAAGTATGGATTTGATTATATATTAAATCCTAAAGAAATATCAAAAGACCCATCAGATTGTTTTAAAAACAATGAAGAAACACAATTAACAGAATTTTTAAAAATAAATAATATAATAATATGAACAATATTGAAATTACAAAAAGTCGTGTAGTACTTCTAAGAAGCTTAGGTAAAACTACAGAAGAAATAGCTACTATTTATGGTGTTACACCTAAAGAGATGAGCTCTGTATTAATGGGTTTTGGTTTAACTAAACCTAAAAAAGCTCCAGTTGAAAAAACTTATACTATTACTCCAGTTGATGATTTAGCTGATGCTGCTGGTATTTATGTAGCAGAAGATTCACGCCCACTTGAGATTGCTTAATTAATTATTAATTTAAGGAGTAGTAAAAATACTACTCCTTTTTTATTATGGTAAATAAAATAATTGGATTTATAGAAGTCCCAAAGTACATCACAGAGGTAGTATTAGCTAAAGCTAGAAATCCTAAGTATATTACTGATATTAAAGATTGTAATAAAACTCAATTAAAAAGATTAGATTCTGGCCAATATAATTGGGAAAAAATTAGCGGAAAAACTATTTTATATGATACTATTACAAGTGATAGAGTTATTAAAAATCCTTTAACTGCCGGTAAACCTAGAATACAAAGAATTAATGGTCAAGATTTTTATTCAGGATTTAGCCATCATTCAGTTAGACAGAAGATAGTACAAGCTATTAAAGAAGATTTTTTACCACATTTTAAAAAAATAAAACTTATAGAGAATTTTCCTATACAAATAGATTTTATTTATTATGATGAATTAAATCTTAAAACTAGTGGTAAAAAGATTACAAGAAAAAATCAATCTAAAGATATTGATAATATGAGATTTGCGTATGAAAAATGTAGTTTAGATTTACTAACTACTATTAAAAAAATACCAGATGATAATTTACAATTTATTAGAAAGATTTCTTCTGAGTTTATACCAAGTTCTGAAAGAAAATTACAAATAGTAATTAGAGAATATAATCAAACTAATATTATAATAGAATGAGTGAAAGATTTAATAATTTAAACCCTTATATTACTGTTAAATCAATAGATGAAAGGTATGAACTTTCTTGTTTAATAGATTCTGAAGGAAAAATAAAAACAGATTGGTGTTGGTTGGAACTTCCTGAAAAAGAAGTATGGGATAATTCAGATTTTCTTTGGGATCAATTTTATAATACACTTAAATCTTATGTAAATGATAAAAAAATTACAATAGATTTTGAGGATATTATAGAAGATATTCCAGTTAGAGATTTTGAATTATTACTAAGTATGTTAGATTTTGGTATTAAATTAGGATTTAAAAAAAATGGAGAATAAATATTATAAACCAACAATAAATGAATTTTATGTAGGATTTGAATATTATTGGTATAGTAATAATTTTTATTCTCATGAATTGTTTGGTAAATTAGAAACTTTAGAAGATTTAGAAAGTCAAATTTTAAATGATAATATTCGAGTTAAATACTTAAATAAAGAAGATATTAAAAGTTTAGGTTGGAAAATAGAAAAAGTTGATAAATTAAGATACAAATTAGATTTTACTGAAGTATTTTCTAGAAATAAATGGATTTTAGTTCATTATACATCTGAATCAATATTTCGTAATAAATTAATTATTTATAATAATACCTATACAGATTGTATTTTTAAAGGAACTATTAAAAATAAATCTGAGTTAATTAAAGTATTAAAAATGATAGGAATATATGGAGAATAAAGTTATAGTAGTTGAAATTCCTCCTCATAAGTTATATCTTACAAAATTAGGATTTAAAAATTATAAAAAAATGTTAATTTTTAAAGCAAAACAAAATTCAAAATTATGGAAAATAAAATAGCAATATTAGATTTAGATTCTATAGCTTTTGCAATAGGTAATGGAAATAAAATTTTAGATTTAGATGGTAATCCTATGAGAACAGAAGATGGTAAAAAATTTTTGTACACTGAAAAAACAGAAGATGAATTAGCAGCTTCTTGTAAATTTATTATGCAAGATATTTTACTATCTAGTAAAGCTAAAGAATATGTAGGCTTTATAAAGGGTATGGATACTATTACATCTAAAAAATTAATCAATCCAGATTATAAAGCAGATAGAAAATTACAAAGTCCTGGATGGTGGACATTTGTAAAAAGTTATTTAATAAGTAATTACAATGTATATCCAGCAAATTATCATGAGGTTGATGATTATGTTAGAATGTATAATTTAGCTTGTCCTAATAGCTTTATTTGTGCTATAGATTCTGATTTATTATCATTAAAAGGTACTCATTTTAACTGGAGAAAGAAAGAATGGATTACTACAGGTAGTGAAGAAGCTGAATTAAGATTTTGGATTAATATGTTAAAAGGAACTCACAATGCAACTAAAGGAATTCCTAAAATGGGTGAGGTAAAAGCTTGTAAAATTATTGATGATGATGCACAAGGTACTCCTTATCCACAATTAATCTTAAATGAATTTGTAAAATATTTTGGAGAATATGAAGGAATAAATCAATTTTATTCTAACTATATTTGTACCAAGATATTAGAAAAAAGTGATAACTTTGACTTTGCAAGTTATCCTACAAAAAATGTGATGACAATATTTTAATTATGAATTTAGATATATTAAAGAGAGCTGTAAAGCTAAATAGTAAAATTTTAGAATGTCAACAAGAAATTGATGAATTAACTTATATTCTATCTAAAAAAGAAAGTGTTAGTATTAATATAGAATATACTATTAATAGTTCTGGATATTTTAGAAAACTACCTTTAATAGATAAAGAAATTCATGATAGATTGACTACAGATTTTATAGAGAAGTTAAAAAAAGAAAAAGAAAGAGAATTAAAATTATTTAATTTTCAATTTTCTAAATTATAAAAAATTAATATGCAAGAATTTGAAACAGATAAAATAGCTATAGAGCAATTTAAAGAGCATATTAAATTACAATGTGGTAGTAACAAATCAAAGACTTACATTTTACCAATGTTAGCTAGTAGTACTTTTAAATACTCTACTGATATTTACAACAGCAATCTTAGAGGTGTTTTTATTGGAGATAGCTCAGATCAAGCTAAATACAGCGTAAATAAAATTATACTACTATATAGATTTAAAGGAGATAAAACATTTATTAACTTTGAAAATAAACTTATAAATCATATTTTATTTGAGCGTCATTATGAACCTGATAAACTACATACTTTGTATGTATTTAATGTTCCTGATGAATTTAAAAATGATTATAAATTATTTACTGAATGGAAAATTTCTCAATTTAGTAAAAAGTATAAACAACAAATAATAAACTTTCATAGATTAGATTCTAATTCAACAATATACAAAGTACTGCACAAAGATTTAAAACTTAAACAAGAAATAGAACAAAAAATAAAAGTAAGATTACCTGAAGATAATGAATTAAGTTCTATGCCTACATGGTTTATTGAGTACTATCAAAAAGAGTTTAATATAAAGGCCCCAAAAGAAAAAATGAGTCCTTCAAAAGAATTTGAATTATGACAAAAAAAGAAGAAAGAATAATATCCTGGTTATTAGAAAGACCAGGATATTTTAAAAAATCAGCAGTAGAAACTTTTAATTTTTATCCTTGGACAGAAACTGCTAAGTGGAATCTGTCAATAAAAAATTTTGAAAAAGTTTTTTATGAGGCTAGAAGAAGATATAGGTTAAGTTTAACTGTTGAGCAAGTTAAAATACCACCTATGAAAAAAGTTCAAATGCTTAAATTTGGTTCTGTATTTAAAGAGAAATCTCGTAAATATGAAGAAGAAGGTCTTTGGATTATAATAGGTTGTGTTCATGTACCTTACCATAATAAATCTTTTTATTATTCATTTTTAAAGTTTTTAAAAGATAATTCAGAAAAAATTACTGGGTTAATTATTGCTGGAGATTTTATAGATATGGAAGCTCTATCTTCACATGATAAAGGTAATATATCACATTCTACTTTAGATCATGAATACAAAGAAGCTAATCATGTATTAACAGAAATTGAATCTTTATTACATCCTGATGTACAAAAGGTTTATATTTGGGGTAATCATGAAGATAGGTATAATAGATATATGAGGCAAGTAGATAACTCTAAATTAGGAGCTGCTCTACAAAGTCCTACTGTAGCTTTAAATCTAATACCTAGAGGATACCATGTATTTGAAGATTGGAAAAAAAGTTATGTTACTATAGGTAAATATTTAGATGTATTACACGGAGAATTTACTAATATACATACAGCTAAAAAACATTTAGATACTTACAGAAAAAGTTGTTTGTATTTCCACACACACAGAAAGCAGGTTTATATAGAAGGTAAGATGGGAGCTTTTAATTGTGGTAGTATGGGTGATTTTAAAAAGTCAGTATTTAATTATGCTTCAAGAGCAATGGTAGATAGCTGGACTAATGCATTTGCTGTTGTTAATGTAGATAAAGAAGGTTTTTATCATGTAGATATACCTACTTGGATTAACAATAGATTTTATTTTGGTAATAAAGTTTACACTCATTAAATTAAAAAGCCCTCTTAATTGAGGGCTTTTTTTTAACTTGTTGATAATACTTTTGAAGATTGATATTTAATCTTAGGTATTTGATTAATACCAGGAACCGTCCTAGCCCAATTCATAAATAAATATTCTTCATCATATCTTTTACCTTCTTTAGTTATATAATTGTAACTAGCATTTAAAGCTTTTTTAAGATCAGTAAATGTTTTTAATGATGGTATTAAAGTTTTAGTAATACTTTCAGCAGTATTAGGATCCGCATAAAAATATAAGTCATTATTTAAGCGTTGTAATTGATTGATTAAAAAAGTATATTCATTTTTGTCATCATCATCGTCAGCACCTTTTAACATCATAATAATCATGGTTAATCCTACTACAATGTATAACTCAGCTATATTCTTTTTTAAATTAGCTTGATCTATTTCAGATAAACCTTCAACTCCTGATTTCTGTAAAGTAAAAGTTTTTAAAACTCTACCAATTAATTTTAAAACACCTTCTTGTTTAGCTATGCTACTATAAGTTCTCCATCTACCTTTAACATTTCTACCTAATCTTTCATTGTAATATTCTTCTCTAAACCTATCAGAAATACCCTCAGCTATCCAACTTAATCTAAATTGACTAATTAATCTTCCAACAATTGTAGCATTTAACATTTTAGGATTATTAAAATCACCATGTATAATTTGACTAATAGCTTGAACTTTGTTTTGAAACTTTTTAAATTCTTCCATCTCAGTGTTTAAATCTCCTTTAGCCCATTGTACATTTTCTTCTATAAAATCCCCGTTATCATCATACATTTCCCACAAACTTTTATCACCTACTTTAGTATTCATCATAGTAGCAATCATTGTTTGTCCTTTAATCAGATAATCTCCTTTTCTCATGAGCTCATAAGGAGATAGCCAA